CGAACCGTGAAGTCCGAGTCGGTCTTCTTGGCCTTGGTAACGACCTTCTTCAGATAACCCTCGAAGCGCTCAGGTATGGACTTACCTTGAATCGCGGCCTGCTGGACTCTGTCCACCCAGTCGATGTAGGTCTCGGCCATCTCACGGATGTCGGGATCATCGGATTTCGCAAGCTGCCTCAGAGCCTTGATGTGTCCGGCGGCCTTATCAATCTTGGCCTGGTTGTACTTGCCATCACCCGAGTGGTGGTTCACACTCTTTACCGCGTCGAGAATATCAGCAGAGAAGTCGTCTTCCGGCAGGCTCTCCCCGACCTTGCTGACTTGCTTTGTGGCTTTGCGGAGCTTGGCCAGTATCTTCGATTCCGCCTCCGGCCTGACCTTGAGCTTGATGACGGTGCGCTGCTGGCCTTTCGCCGTCTCGGTGAAGATGAGCGCGTTCTGGTCCTCTATGTCGTCCTCGTCTATCGGGAGCGCCTTGCCCTGCCAGCCGAGACGCTGGGCATCTTCGATGATCTTCTCTTCGGCCTTCCCGATACGACCTTTGACGGGGATGTCTGCCGCCTCGTCGAATGCGAACTTCTTCTTTCCGAGGACATCCGAATAGAACCCTTCGAAGTCCCGACGCAGGTTGTGCTTTCGAGCCAGCGCCAGTTCGTAGAACGCCCGCTTACCGGCCTCATCGCTGCCGAACCTGCCTTCGACGTAAGGCCGCAGCAGACCGAGGTAATCGTCGTCCGATATGCGCTCCACTTCGCGAATGTAGCGCAGAGTGGTGGACGGGTCGACCGTCACCTTGCCTTGCTTCGCCGCGCGGAAGAGCGTGTTGTAGAACGGCTCCTGTTCCCCGCAGACGCCATTGGGGTGATAGTCAACGGAGAGCTTGTCCGATCCCAGGAACTTGAATAGCTGTCCCTTGTCGATACCGTAGACCTTGCCATTCTTCGCCCGGAGGAACTGCTTGGAGTGGCCGTCGTGGTTTGAGATAAGCCAGTCAAGGACGTGTTCACGCTGTACCTGCGCTATCTCTTCAGCAGTGAGATCGGCTACATCAAAACTGGAGAAGTCGTACTTGGCAGCCAGATCATTGCGCCACTTCTGGATCGACCCGGTGCGGTCCTTCAACCGAATGGTTCTGACCTCCACTGCATCGGGGTCGATGAGCCTGCCTAACTTGTATGCGACCTCCTCACCCTCGGCAATGAAGTCATCCGATGCTCTGCCGACCGGCTTGAAGAGCCACTTGTTGCCGTTCTCATCGAGCCAGAACTCCTTCTCGTGAGCGCCTCCGACTTTGGCGTTGCCGTCATACTTAAACTTCTCAGGCTTGCCGTGCTCTGCCCAGGCGGTATCGGCGCTGTCAAACTCCGAGCCTTTCTTGGTGAATGCGGGCACGGCTGGTGTTGTGTGTTCAACCGTGGGATGGGTCGGCGGTGGGCTCGGCTGCTTCGGCACGGGCTTGCCGGACTTACCCAAGTGCTTTTCGGCCCACTTGGCATGCTTTGCCTCGATGCCTGCTTTGGCTGCCCCGATCTTTCCAGGATCGGTTTCGCTGAACAGTGTTGTCAGTTCATCTTTCGTGGCCCACTGCCAGTGCGTGACCTTCGTCTGCTTCGCGAGGTCTTTCAGTTCGCCGGACTTCATCGCCGAGACCTGCTGCTGGAACGTGAGCTTCTTCAGCGCCACTTCCTTGGCGTGCTGTTCTATGACGGCAGCGGGCAGCTCGGAGACTTTCGCGAGTTCTGCTTCAGCGACCGTCACTGAGTCCAGGAACGATGAATACTGCGCGGGAGAGGACGGCATTACTATCTGCGCGGCGGCATCCTTGAGAGACTGCTCGGCTTTCTTCAGTGCCTCGGTCTTCGCCACATCAAGAGCCTGCTGCTTGGCCTGATCCGCCATCTGCTTGCCCGCAGTTTTCTCCAGGGCTTTCACGAGCTGCTCTTTGTTCTTGAGCGGGGGGATGCCGAATTTCTGCTTGGCGGCGATCAGGGTCTTGCCGGAGTAGTTGTAATGGTCTATGTGCGGCTCAAGGCCGTCCAGCATCTCGATGACATCGGACTTAGTGAGGTTCAGAGACACGCCGTGCTGCTTGGCCATGTCCTTGAGCTGAGCCACGGTAAGACCCGAAAGATCGGTCTGAGGTGCGGCGTTCTTCGCGGCTTCCTCCAGGGCTTTCGCCTGCTTGATGATGGCCTGCTTCTCGGCGAGCAGTTTCGCGAGATCGTCTTTACTACGCAGTGCGGCGATGTTATATTGCTTGATCTTTGCCTGCAGCGCCGCGCCGGAGAGGTCCGCATGGCCGATCCCCGGCTCTGACGCGTCGAGGAGCTTGATGAAGTCGGGTTTTGTGCGAGCGACACCAATGCCGTTACCTTTGGCAAGAGTCTGTAGCTGCTTTACCGTCAGCCCCGACAGGTCCGCGATCTGACCGGATTCAAATGCGCCCTTGAGTTTCTTCTCTTCCTCGGTCTGCTGCTTTGCCTGGTCGTGTATTGCCTGCGGCGGGAGGATGCATGCGCTCTGACCCGTAGCGGCTGTCGCACCGAGTTCCCCGCCGCAGATCACAAGAGGCCACGCGACGATACTGCTGCAACGGCAATCTGGATGCCGAGGCTGACTGGGAATCTTGTCTATGTCGAACTGTTTACCGTCAAGCTCGCCGCAGACCGGGCACATCCGCTCGTCCTCCATGGTCATCCATTCGAGCTTTGTAACCCCCACCTGCTGGTGGAACTTGATTCGCCCCTGGTTGTGCGCGCGCAGGACCTCGGTGCGAGCTATCATCTCCATCCGGTACTGCGCTTTGGAGAACACCTTGCTCCCGGCGCGGCGGAACGATTCCTTGTCTTCAATGACGCTACCCATGTCTCGGACTATGTCTCTGGCGCTCTTGCCCGTGGCGACGCCGGAGAAGATGGTCTTCCGGATGCCGTCGGCAAGCTCCCGGTGCACATCGCCCACAAGCACGAGGTTGTAGTTGGCCATGAAGTCCAGAGCGTCGGTGTCGATAAGGGTGAACACAGATGTGGTGAGCTTGTCGATCCCATCCGGCGTCAGGTCTTTGTAGAATGGCATCTGAGCCGTGGCGAACTCTTCTATGCCGCGATACACACCCGAGCGGAACGCCGCCTTGCCGGAGCGCTTGAACATCAGAGTCTGGTCTCTCTCCAGCGACTTGAGCACATCCCCAATCTCGGAGTCGAGCTTGTCCAGACCCTGCTTGGCGGCGAGCTTGTTATCAGGCAGTGACCCCAGGTTCCCAAAACCAAGCATCGCCGCGTGAACCTGTTTGCGCGCGGAAACAAGCGACTGCGTAAGCTCGGTCACCACCTGATTCGCGTACATATCGCGAGCCATGAGGCTCTTGCCAGCCGCCTCGCGGATCGCTTTGGCCTGCCAGGTCGTATCCGCGACAGCGCACATTGTGGGCTGGGGCACTCTCACTGAATAGCCTTCTTCTTGGGTCGCAGGAAACGGCAGGCCGACGTGTCAAACGTGACCTCCGCCGATGTAACGCCGCAGCGGTTGTTGTCCTCACCGAAGTACCCGCAGTCGTCGCAGAGCTTGTCCGAGAAGTTGGCCTGCGTGAATAGACCTGCCCAGTCTGCTGCAGCGCCGGAGCCCACGGGGTTCTTCGCCGGGTCCAACCCCAGCATCTGCTGCGCGCTCTCAATACTCATTATCCCGGCGACCACCATGTCAACGATGGGCTTCACCTGCTTCTCATCCAGCAGGTCTGCCGACTTGCTTTCATTCTGGCGGTTGCCTTCTTCAATCTCCGGGTCGAGGTCCATCTTCATCTGCAGGGACGACCGGCTGATTAGCTTACGGTCATAAAGCTCGATGAGCAGCTTCTTGAAGTCGACGGCGTCCGTCGGGTCGAGGTCATTGAAAAGGAAGTGGATGCCCTTGCCCTCATGCCCAGCAAGCTCCAACCAATCGTCGTATATCCAGTCGAGTATCGTTCGCGCCGCTTGTGTTATCTCCCGGATCATCACCACCATCTTGCGCATGCTCACGGACGCGGTCGCGAAGTTGGGACCGTCACCCGATACCAGTGACCGTGACAGCCCGAGCGCGACCACGATGTCTTCCTTGACCTCCTTGACCTTGTCCTCGACCTTGATGATCCTGAGCGGAGTCGCCCAGCGTTTGGCTATGGCCTCTTCGGCGTGTCTGTAGTGGCGTAGCAGCTCGATGGACTGGAACGCCGGAAGCACAATGGAGTTGCCGCGCGGAGAGAACTCGGGCGCGTCCCACTTCAGATGCAGAGTCTGCTCGACCGGCAAATCTATCCCGGCTCCCGCGCTTGGCTTGTCGTCGGGGAACTGCTGAACCTCGATAAGCTCGCCTTGCGAATACTTCACCTTGATGGAGATGGGGTTCACGCACGTGATCTGCTCGATGTCCTTGCCGTCCTTGGTGTATCGCTTGAACCCGACCGCGTCGCCTTTGACGAGAAGCTGGAGGATCATGTCCTTCACGAATCGGGATACGCGCAGCCGGGCGGCGAGATCGTTTGCCTCCGTCTTGACGGCATCATCGTCACTGGCAATCCGTATCTCATCACCCACGGCAAACGTCCGCCACGAGTTCACGCAGTTCTTGACCAGCGGCTCTTCGGTGTAGTACTCCCAGGCTTTTCTGGCGCGCTCTTCCCACGTCGCGGGGATGGCGTCCGTTGCATTGACCGCGCTAAAGGTGGATGAATCCAGAGCGGCGATTGTGGCAAGGGGAGTGAGAACCCAGCCATCGGCCGCGTTATTGTCGGTCCCAGTCTCCACGGTCTTGTCCAGAGTATCTTCGTTGTTCATAGTCTCCCTCCGTGATGGCACGCGGTTAGCGTTTCTTCGCGCCAGGTCGCGCAACGTAGCGCGAGTGCGCCAGAGTGCGATAGATGAGCCGACCGGGCAATTATCGGCAAGATAACGGCAATCACGGTCTGGCTCTATAGGCAATTCTCTTTCAGATGAAAATGGGGTCCGTAAGCAGCGGCATCACGCAGACAGTCTCCTCTCTCACCGACTCAAGCGCGCCTTGTTCGTGGGCAAGCATCGCGCAGCGGACAGCATCGACTATGTGGTCGTTGCCCTTCGAATAGATGATGTTGCCGCCGGAGAGCGTGTAGGTCTGCGTCGTAAACTGATCCTCCACTTCCGAGTCATCGGCAGGCAAGATAAGCTGACGTCTTAGCAGCGCGCCGTTGATGAGTGTGGTCATCGTCTCCTTGGTACGCTTGCGTATCTCGCGACCGTCGCGAACATCAAGCGTGGTCATCCCGCCGAAGTCATATCCACGAAGCCTGCCTTGAAGCTGTAGCTGCTTGTATTTGTCGAGTGTCAGGAGTTCCTGGACGACGGCCAGGCCGTTTCCACCGTTATCTATTCCGATGCCGACCGGGGTATAGTAGCGTTCCAGCAGCGATATCACCTGGGCGATGTGCGGGTACGAGACATGCTCCATGTGAACTCGCAACACCAGCGTCATCACCCGCCTGTCCCCGAACTCGTCCTCGCGGAACACGACGATCTCCGTGGGATCGTTGGTGTAGCCCAGGTCCCCGCCTATCCAGAACGCCCCGGTTTGGGGCATGAGGTTCAGCAGTATCTCCAGGCGGTCGAGCGAGTCGTCCTCGGACTCGCATGAACTCACGTCGTCGCCCTGGATAGTGATCTTGCGGTATTCGGCCACCTCTTGCCTGCAGAGGTTCAGGGACTCGATGTTGAATGCTCCGTATGACGGCTTACCGTGTTCACCGGCGACCTCGTGTTGCCAGCCGGCCGTGTCTTTGCCGCCGTAGAACTCAAGCAGCTCGCGCTTGCGATCACTGTTCCAATCCGGGTTAAGCCACGAGGGCCAGCGGAATACCTTGAACTGATCCGAACTCGTCAGCCGGTAATAAGTCGTGTTCCTGAGTCCGTTGGGAGTTGAGTATATGCGAAGCGTCCCTCCCGCCTTGAGGCATTGGCGAAGCGCGTTCCACGCCTTCTCCGTCAGCCACGCACCCTCATCGACCCAGACGCGCTCCACGTGCAGCGAACGAAACGCGTCACCATAAGCACCTGCTGGTCGGAAGTAGAGTATGGAGCCGTTAGTGAACTCCAGCCGGAAATACGGCTTCCTGATTATCTTGGGCTTGCCGTACTTCGTGATCCCGATGCTGGCCATGAGTTCGGCGTTGACCTCAAGTTGGAACTCTATCTCCTCGATGATCGTGTCCAGGTGTCCCTGGTGCGGAGCGGCTATGAGCCCTTGAACTCCATAGTTGGTGAAGGCGAAATGCAGGGCATCCGTCGAGAGCACTACGCTCTTTCCGGTGTCTCGTCCGTCGAGATGGATAACGTTGCTCTCCCGGCACTCCAGATCCTCGACCTGATGCGGCCAGTACTTGCGCGGCGATCCGTCGCGGTTCCTCAGGTAGTGCTGCCCCCAGAACACGGGGTTCGATAGTATGCGAATCATGCGTTTGTCTTTGGCGCTGAATCTGGCCACTGCTTCCTCCAATGAATCCCCGGATGTTTGCTGAGCACATTCCCCTTGACTTTCAGGCACAGTCCAAGCGTGAATGTGAACAGCACCAAACTCACGAGGAGGTAGTGAAATGACGGAAAAGACACTTCACGAAGCTGTCCAAGAGCACCTTGAGTATCTCAAGGGCCAGGGCAAGAGCGAGCGGACGCTCTATACGTATGCCAAAGACCTCGATCAGGTCGAGGCGTTCTTCGGCCCCGGCAAGAAACTGTCCGCGATCCTGATTCCGCACGTATCGGGCTTCCTTAAGTCGGATGCGCTTATCAAGATGCGCGGCGACAAGGACCGCTCGGAGATCACAGTCAAGAAGACCGTCCGCGTCTTCCGCACATTCCTGGTCTGGGCGAAGGAGCAGGATTACATCGACAAGCTCCCTCTGCCGAAGGACGTTCCAACGGGCCGCAGCCTGAAGACCACGTCGGAGGTAGATAATACCGAGTCCGATCCGGCTGATGCAGCCGACTGACAACCTCGAACGGTCGATAGACGATTTCGCGGTAAGGCTCCGGGCGCAGGGTCGCTCGGAGCATACCATCTCCGCCTATCTGCGCGACCTGCGATGCTTTGCCCGGGTGCTGCCTGCGGTCGATGTCGGCAGCATCACACCCGCGCTGATCGATGCAGCACTCACCGATCCCGCAGTCGCATTTTCTGAGAACGACGCGCCCAAGTCTGCCGCGACAATGCATCGACTGAAGGCCGTCATCCGCTCGTTCTTTGCCTGGGCCTCCGAAAGCGGACTCTCCGAGACCAATCCGGCGAAGCACGTAGCCACGAAGCGCCTGTCGAGAACACCGCCGGAGTTCCTGACCGAGACAGAAAAGCGCAGACTCCTCAAGGAGCTTCATGACCGCGCGAATCCACTGGCCCGCCGTGATCGGGTCATCTTCGAACTGTTCCTCGGCACGGGCATTCGCATCGCGGAACTGGTGAGCCTTGAGATTGACGACGTCGACCTCGACGGCAAGCACATCCGCATTACCGGCAAGGGTGACGTTCCGCAAGTCAAGTTCCTGAAGTCTACGCTTCGGACGCTCTTGAAGAGCTATCTCCAGGAACGCCGGAGAGCGGTGACCGGCGAATGCAGGGCGCTCTTTGTCACGGCAAGGGGCACACGGCTCTGTGACAGGCAGGTCGCGCAGCGTCTCAAACACTGGCTCCACGCGGCCGGGATCGCGAAGCATGTCTCCCCGCACGGACTCCGGCACACATTCGCGACTCACCTCTACGCCAGAACCTCCGACCTGCTGCTCGTCAAGCGCGCCCTCGGCCACCGCGACATCTCCACGACCGAGATTTACACCCACCTTGCTGACGAGACTCTGGAGGATGCACTCGAACGAATCTGACGTGCCGCCTTTGCTGGGGAGAGGAACACTTACTGATCTTTCCCCAGCCTCCATTTCCCACAGGCATTGTTCTGCCAGGGCGCTACAAGCCTGCGAGGAGTTCCGAGAATACGTCTTATCGGAACTCACCGCCACACCGCCTCCGAAATCCACGCGTGAAACTCGCTCCATCGCTCAGTCCTCCACCGTGTTATCCGAAATCGTTTCCGCGTTTTTCGGCTTGCGTCGTCGCTTTGGCTTCTGTGACTCAGTCCATCGCCGCAGCAGAGCGCTTGCCCACTCGGCGGGTGTCGTCTCAGGTCCTCGCGGTTCCTCTCCCTCGCGGGCAATCTTGGTAGCCTTGAGGTCTTTGAGATGGCAGCGCAGCATCTGGTCTATCTTCTGAGCAACCTCCCAATCGCCAGCTTCCTGTGCCCGTCCCAGCTTGAGGAAGTAGATAGCCACAAGCTCGACCTGTATGAAGTCGGAGCTTTCGTTGAACTTGAAGTCCGCGCGCAGCTTGGCTATCAGCGCATCGAATAGCTGCCGCTCCTCATCGCTCAGAAACCTGTTCGCATACGCGCCGTGCTGGAGGTTATTCGTGTTCTTCTCGGGAGCGCCACCAGGACCGCGCTGATCCGATGTGATGCGCCGGAAATGCTCGACGTCCTGGCGCTCGTTTTCGCGGAACGGCTGCCTCTCTTGCTCTGATGTGTTCTTCTCATTCATTCTTCTCACCAGTTGACCTTATGTTTCCGAGATGGGCGGAGAAGGCGGTTCGCGCCTGTTCCACGCTCAGCTTCCGGTTCTCAAGCCGAGATTTGACAGGTAACTTGACCGAAAAAAGCAGCCAACACCTGGGTTTTTGCGCAAAATCGCCTTCAGATTGATCTAAACAGTCCCTAGACCGCGCACTCCAACGCAAGCTGCGGGGCACTTAGAGGTGTGACGCTCCGTTTCTGCTCTACAAACAGCTTGCCGTCAGACTCGTCCGTGGGTACGACCCTGCCGCCGAACATCCGCTTGACCTCATGGATTTGCTTCACGGCTTCGGGCGATGAGCCAATCATCAGGGACAACTCGTCCATAGTGAACCAGACCTTGCCGGACCACTTGGCAGGCACAACGACCGTTTCATCGCGCACGAATACCACGACGTCATCGATGATGGATGACCGAATACCGGCGTATCCCTGGGTATCCAGCAAATGCTGAAGTCTGCTGGCCTGCTCGGATTGGTCTGACCGGCTATGTGCCGCCTGACGTCGCTGATGTGCGTCCCAGGCATCATCCCAGGTCTTCCGATAGGCGGCAAGAGTCTGCTCTGACGGCGGAACGTAGGACTTCACGTTCGTCGTCCTGATTGCCCGGCGAAGAGCATCCTCACCGATGTGCCGGATGGCCCAGGTATGAATGATGTTGAACCGCTCGCGCAAGGTGTTGAAAGCCGCATCGTCCAGACGGCTGGCGTCGTATGACCTCCGGACATTCTCCATCCGATGCCTGAGCCAGGAGTAGTATGACGCATCCAGCATCCGGTAAACGGGATCGCAGCTCAGCTCGTAACCGAACCTGGGATCGTATTCCTCGAACGAGTCCAGGTCGGTCGCGACCCACAGAAGGTGGTAATCCGGCACGACCTCCACGGACGGATCACCGGGTGCCGCGTTCTCCGTGATCTCCCGGATAAGCTCCTCACGGTGCTCGCGGACTATCTGTCGGATGCTATCCGTGATGAGCCAGTCCGGTTCCAGCCTGATCTTGCCGTCCGGCTGTATGCTTGCCCTGAGGGCGCGTCTTGTAAGTGACTCGAGGTGTGCCATCAGAACTCCTCGTAACCCGATGCAGACGACGAGACATCCGGTGATTGGTGAGTATTACGAGTTTGGTGAGTTTGCTCTACTTCATTACATGCGTGTGTACTATCATTACCTACTTCAATTTCCCGCGTAGGGGGGTATGGGAGAAACTCACCAGACTCACCAAACTCACCGCCCTTGTCCGTGGAACCATCGCTTGTGACGACCCATAGAGTCGCGCGCTTGTAGTCCCCGGCACGCTGCAGACGATAGCAACACCTGCCGAACCGAGTGCCCTCCTTGGCCTTGAAGGCTTTCCCGACCTTGTGAGTGTTGACTGTGTCTCCCTTGACGGCATAGGAGATCGTCTCCGGCAGCACGCCCTCGAAACCATCCGAGGATGTCAGGGCATCCTTGATCTGAGAGACTGTCTTCGGATAGTGCTCGTAAAGCTCCACCCATCGTGCCAGAAACGCCTCCCACTGCACCGACTCTGTGTCGGCGTCGCTCATCAAGATGGCTCTGTTTCCCAGGAACTCCGCGACCTCGACAAACGCCAGAATGCTTCCGATGGTCTTCACCCAGGTCTCGAAGCTTCCCATCTTGGGCGTATCGAACAGCGGCCTGCTGGCCGATATCCAAGCCCGGATGATGGTGAACAGCGCAGCCAGTATCGGCCCCCGATTGCACGTCACCCATTGCATCAGGTCAGGATGTCGGAACTTGCTCACGTCCCGTTCGTGAGGCGCGCTCGTCTGCGCGTCTATCTGGACCAGGTAGCTGCGGCGGGCAATCTCGCCATTGGTCTGGACGTTGTTGCCGGTGACGACCCATACGGCGTTGTTGGTGATGCTCGTGGTCTGGCTGTTGCCGAGCACGCGGTCAGTCCAGGTCGTGGATGTGAGAAGCGCCGCCAAGCTCTCTGAATTGAGCACCTGTTTGAGGTTGTCGAGGATGATATATGGTTTGCCGTCCGCGAGAAGCGACGTGATCTTCTTGCGCCATTCCTCGGCGTCGAGTGGAGCCGTGGTGAGGCTATACGCGCCGGCGGAGATTGTGGCGCACACTTCCGCCAGCAGACTCTTGCCAGTGCCCCATTTGGTGGCGTCGATCATGGCAAGCGGTATCTTGGGGATGATGGTCTTCAGAAGCGGCGTCAGCATCAGCGCGATTGTATTGGCCCTGCTCGCTTCATCCACGAACGGAAAGTCACAGAACACTTCTTTGACCAGGTCCACCGCGTCCTCGATCTTTTCCTTGGTCGGATTGAGCGGCACTTCCGGCATCTCGAACCCCTCGGACGGCTTATATAGATATCCGGTTTCTGGGTCGTATCCCGGCTTCTGGAGAATAGTGCCGTCCGGCCGCAGCAGCGGTGACTCCGTCACGCCCACGAGCTTCGGGAACGGTAGACTGTCCGACGAAAGGACATAGCGAACTACCTCCCGTGGCGGGTTATGGTAGCGAATGCCGTCGTTGGTGTCGCTCGTGAAGTCGCAGATATCGGCAAGGCGGGCGGTCATGATCGCGTCGCCCACTTGCTCGATGAGGGGAATCCCTGTCTCGGTCTCTCGGAACCGAACCACGCTGCCGTATTGCAGGAACAGATATGGGGGTTTGTTCTTGGCCCTGAGCGCATTGATTGCCGCCTGACCTGTGAGGCGAAGCGGCTGATTCTTGATGTCTATGCGGATGATGTCATCCGGCGTGACATATTCCTGGTGGACGCTCCCTGGTCGGAAATCCGGCACGGCCTCCTGCAATGCGATCAGCTTCTCAAGCGTCCCCCCAGCGGCGGCCCAATCCGTAACGTCGCCATGCTCCTTGATGTCTGGGAGACAGATAACACGCACGCGCCCAGCGGTTGCCTGCAGGCTGCGGCCCATGTCCTCGGCGTGTTTCTTGCCGGGAATGTCGTTGTCCGGCAGAATGATTACATCTGCTCCAGCAAGAGTGCGCGAGAAGCTGTCCAGCCACTTGGACATCGCGCCACCCGAGTTGGTGGTCGCCGTCAGCCCCCAGGACTCAAGGGTATGGACGTCTTTCTCTCCCTCGACCAGGTAGATGGGCCTGCCTTCCGTGATTGCCGACCTGATCTGTGGCAAGCGGTAGAGCACGCGGGTTACGCCCTTGATGTTGTACTCCCACTTGGCGACGTTGTCTCGTATGACGCGCCTGCGCTGGATGAACTCCTTGGTGTCGGTCCGCTGGACCTGGTATAGCAGTTCGCCGTCTTCGTTAACGTAGTCATAGGTCGCCACGACTCGGCGGTCCCCGGCGAAGCTTCGGTTCCTCTTCTTTCTTTGCCCCGGCTGTGATGGCGCTGACTGGCTCTTCTCCGGGAACAGATCGTTCCAAGTCAGACCGAGAGCCGCGAGAATGTCCTTGGTTTCACATCCGGCCTGGCACATCATGAGAACCTTGCCGTCCGGCTCCTGGTGAATGCACAGCGACGCCTTGCGATCATCGTGCGCCGGACATTTCGCTTGCCAGCCGTTCGACGTAGACTTGCGATCCGGCAGTCGCTCAAGTATCTGCTCGAAGGTCAATGCGCACCTCCTGGGAGAGTGAAAGCATGTTGCGGCAACAGGAGTGATAGGAACGTCTTTCGCGCATCCACCTGCACGCGCTTGGCGCAGTTGGCGATCCCCCAGTGGTCGCCAACGATGATGGCGGTCCGGGAAGCGCGCGTGACGCCGGTGTAGAGCAGGTTCCGATGGTGCATGAACGAGTGCGACTTGTGTGCGATGACCACCGAACAGGGAAACTCCGACCCCTGGGACTTGTGAATGGTGAGCGCGTAGGCAAGCTGGATGTCACCACGATGCGGCGATCCCGCTTCGAGGTGGACCATCTTGTCTTCGAACTCGATGCTGAGCGACCGGTCGATACCAACACTGCGGACAATCCCCATCGCGCCGTTCATCACTCCGAGGTCATAGTTGTTCCGCGTCTGGATGACCTTGTCATTGACGAGCAGCTTAGGACGTCTGCCTGTCTGAACGGGCGGCGCGTCGTAGTTCCACAGCTTCCGCTGGATGAGGCGCTGAAGCTTGGTGTTCAGTTCGACTGTGCCGAGCGGGCCCTTGTGCGTTGGAGTCAGAAGCTGCACGTCCCGCAGGATGTCAAAGCCCAGTTTCTCATTGAGCGTGTGCTCGAACAGGTCGAGGACGAACCGCTGGACGCGTTCCGCGTCGGTATGCTGGTCGGTGACGTACCACGCCCCCCGCGCTGAGGTATCCCGCTGCGGGGTCTTCGGCACTTCGCCCCTCAGAATGGCGATACTGTTTTCTTTGAGGATACCGGCCTGTCTGACTATATCGTCGAGGACTGTTGTCGGCAGTACTCTGGACTCGATCAGGTCTCGAAGGATGTTGCCCGGGCCGACAGGCGGAAGCTGATTGTGGTCGCCAACGAGTACAACGGCCGTGCGGTCAAGATCGATTGCCTGGAAGAGATGCCAAGCGAGAACCACATCAACCATCGAGACCTCGTCGACAATGAGCATGTCGGCGGAGATAGGATTCTCCGAGTCGCGCGCATAGGTCTTGCCGTTGAAACCAAGCAGCCTATGGATCGTTGACGCTTCTCGCCCGGTGGCCTCTTCCATTCGCTTTGCGGCCTTGCCGGTCGGCGCGCAGAGAACAACGCGAAGGTCATGCTCGTCACATAGCCGAGTAATGGCGGCAACGGTGAATGTCTTGCCGGATCCGGCACCGCCGGAGATCAGTGATATGGAACACGCGGCGGCGCTAACGGCCGCGTCAAGCTGTTTGGGATTGAGGCGCGGCGCAATACGCTTCACCTCGGTCTGCAGGTCGGACTTGTCACCAAGACACGGGTTGGGCTTCACGCCACTGGCAAACACGCGCGCCAGGTCCTCTTCCATCCTCCGGATGAACGGCTTTGCCACGAGGAAGCGGCTATCAGCGGAATAGCAGGTCAGGGCTTTCTCGTCGATCAGATTGTCCAGGTGCTTCTCGATTTGCTCTCGGCTGTCCAAGCTGTCCATCACGAGCAGCTCGTTTGCCCGGCCGAGCAGGTCCTCATATTCCACCCAGCAGTCGCCCTGATCCAGGGCATCATCGACGCAGAACACAATTCCAGCGCGAACGCGGCTTGGCTCATCCTTCGCGATGCCTACTTGACGAGCGATCTTGTCGATCCGCTTGAAGCCGAAGCCTTCGATCTCCCCGACGATGACATACGGATCGCGTTCGATGATCCCGACAGCGTTGTTGCCGAGCTTCTTCACCAGCTTGGTTACCTGATGATGAGTAAGCCCGTACGCCGAGAGCGAAGTCATGGCCTGGTTCACATGGCTCGTTTCGAGCCAGTGATCTCGCAGCGACTCGATGACCGAGAGCGGCACCTTGGCGACCTCGGCAATCCTCTCCGGCTCCTCGGTGAGACTGCGCTCGAAGTCACTGCCGAACCTCTCGGCGATGACCCTGGCCTTTGCCGGGCCGATACCCTTGATGTCGGGGTTGTTCGCAAGGTAGTTGGCAAGCCCGCGGGCGTCCATCTGCCGGTCGAACTCCATACTCGCGACCTCAAACTGGAAGCCGTACTTGGGGTGCTTGATGAACTTGCCGTGGAGCACCAACGGCTGGTTTTCGCTCACCACGACATTCCCTGCAAACTGAATTCTGTCGCCGCGCTCTGTTATGAATCGTCCGGCAGAGAAGTTGGCGGATGAGAAGAAGACCCGCTCGACCTCTCCCCGGAGTCGGGTGTGTTCTGTTGTTGCTGTTGGCATGAATCCTGAGCCCTCCGATGGTAGCGCAGCAGATACTCTTCAACGAACCGGCGCGCGCACTGCCGGTCGGAGCAGAAATAGACAGGGACGCCGTAGTCGACGATGATCGAGAGCGCGGCTCCCACGACGGAACTTGGATGCGCGCCGGAACGATAGGCTCCGCTGAGCAAGTCATCAAGCCCGGCTTCCACTACCACGCAGGCGCGGTCGTATTCGGCAAGCTTCAGAAGCTCTCTGCGGAACCGGTCTCTGTCGCGGATGACCGTGTGGACGAAGTCCTCTGCCGTCTTCCGCTCGACAGCGACTACGTGCTCCAGACCGGCGAGGGAATAGTCCCCCGCCGGTAGAGCACGCCGCTCAACTAAGAACCGCCGAGGAGGAAACGAATACGGCTCCTGTTCGCGCGTATCGACTACGACTGTGACGAGTTCAGCCATCTAGAACGGGGCGAGCGAGTCGTCCTCGGGAGCCAAGTCCTCAACCACTATCCGCCGGTTGAGGTAGATGTTCTCACTCTCGCCCTTGGTGCGCTTGGTGACCTCAAGCTTCACATCGAGCAGATCGCCGAGTCTGGCCGGGAGGTCGGAGAGCTTCTCGACGTCCAGCCCGCAGGTGTGCAGGTCGGTCTTGAGCCACTTCAAGTTCTCCTTTGAAGCCATCACGCTGTTGCGCCAGAGCAAACGCCCCGCGAACCGTGGGCCGAGAATCTTGAGCGTCCACTTCAGCATCGGATTGCCGGAAGACTGGGCGCGGGTGAGTTCAACCTTCTCCACGTTCACCTGATACTTGCCGTCCGGTATGTCCTCGAACTCCCGCTCCTCGACGGGCGCTTCGGCGAAGTCGTCGTCAAACTGAGCGAGATCAAGATCGCTCGTGCCGGTGGTGTCGTAATCCTGGGTCATCGGGTTGCCTCCTTGGGTATTTTCTTGGTGTCCGCCGTGGCGTTGAACGCCGCGACGAACTTGGTGTAGTCGAGATCGATCACTTCGGGGAGTTTGCCAGTGCGGTCACCGGCGTCATAGTTCAGACTGGGTTTGGTGCGCATGACCCGGCGAGCCGCCGTCTTGCCATCGGGCCCTGTCGCCGTTTCGATATCGCAGTAGAGGACCATGTCGACGAGGCCGAGGACGATCTTTCTGGCCTTCTCCGGCAGTGTCGGCACAGTCTTGTTGTACTTGCCGGTGCGGGTCTCTATCTCTACCTCCTGCGAATGGGAGATGAGATACAGGCCGCAGGGCATGAAAGCAAGCTTGTTCAGGACGCGCTGGAACTCGTTGTTGGTGAGAGCGAAGCCCTTGCCGTAGCCGAGATCGGACTCGTGCTCGACCTTGAACTTGCGGCAGACGTGCTCGGCGCACATGCGATAGGCGTTATCGACGGTGTCGAGAATCACGGTCCTGAACTCGTGATTGCCCTCCGCTATCTCTCCGCAGGCCGCGAGCAGCTCGTCCCAGGACCGGATCGGAACCTGGAATACCTCCAGGGAGTTCAGTCCGGGCTCGGTCGAGAGGAACACCGCACGGTCCGCGTTCGAGCACCAAGTCGATTTGCCTATCTTTGTCGCGCCGTAGACCAGGACAGTCAGGTCAGCCAGGTTTGGCTTTGGCGGTGTCTTCTGGGTTGGAAGTAGCATCAGAATGCCTCCTTATGGGCGGTTGATATCTCGGAATCCGTCCGCAGTTCTTCGTGCGGCGGTTTCGGCTCATAGAAGTTGGCGATCACGTTCTCGCTGCCGTTCGAGCGACACAGCGGGAAGTATGCGCACGTCCGGTGGTTCGCCAAGCAGTAGGATGTGTTCCGGCAGAACGCGTCACGCCGTCTGCAGTCCAGGAATTGCTGTGTAAGCTCCCAGATGTCGCTCTTCATCGCGTCGAACTGGTCGCGCGAGACGTAGAGCGCCTCTCGACAGAACATATCCGGCTCCGCGTATTTGGCTGCGAGCCGGTTCTGAAATGCCTCATCCGATTCCGGCAACTTGCGCGTGGCGGCAGACTTGCCGGTCTTGGATTTGGACAGCAGATCCGCGCGGCGGGATTCGAACTCGGCTTCGGTCTCGCCCCTGCCCTGCTGGAGCTTGGCCTTTACGAGTACGTTGTAGATGACGCCAGCGATGCGAATACCGAGCGTCTGCTCGATGTAGCGCGAATACAGGGTGATCTGGAGATCAGTCCATAGGCGTTCCAGATAGTCGGCGTCCACTTGCGAGGCCGTCTTGTGCTCGAGGATGTAGTACTCACCAGTTGCCCACATCCGCACTATGCCGTCTACCTTTCCGGCCATGGTCAAGCTGCGGGAACATGCTCCGGTAGCGGGATTGATGATCTTGCCCTCGAACGTTTTCTCAAGAGCGACGATATCGAAATCCTCAGTTGCGTACCGTGCGGCATAGCCGGTCATCATTGCTCTCGCCAAGTGCCAGTCGGACTTCCGCGATTCGTCCTGCGCCCGGTTCGGCAGTGATCTGTCGAGGAAGTCGAGCACGGAATCCAGACCGTCACCGCCGTGCCACATCTCAAGGCACGTGTGGATGAGCGTCCCGAATAAGAGGGCCTGGTCTCGACCGATGGGGACCAGTTCCCTCAGATATCTCCACTCGCAGGCTTTGCGGCAGTTGCGGAACGCGTTCCAGAATGAGTAGGTGGTAAGCAGGCGGTCCATCAGACGAACGCTCCGTAGAGATCAAGCATGTCACCGAGCTGCCCTTTGCACTCGACCATATCCGTTCGGAAACATCCGCCCGAACTGGTGCTCATGAAACCGGCAAGTACTCTGGCGAGATCACATCCGAGCTGGGTCTCAGCGTCTATCAGGCACGCTCTGGCTCGCTTGAGCACGGCAAACTTGCCGTCTATCATCATTGCCTGCTCGCCGTGGATCGACTCGACGGCGATGGTCGACAATGCCAGGGCCTTTTCGACCTCGTCCATAGAGACTTCGGGTTCAAAGCTGAACCTGTATGCTGTGCGAATCATGGTTCCTCCAAGTCATTGATCGGTTTGCTTCGGCGCGCCAGTGGGATCATCCCTCTTTGAGAAGATGACCTTACACTTTGTTCTTACAGACAAACGCCAAAAAGTGGGCAAATCACTCTGGGTGGTCTGCCTCGGCCCAATACTGCCCGAAGATGCTGCGTAGTTTGCTGATTCGCCTAGTGACCTCGCGACGACTGATGCCCAATTCCCTGGCCGCATCCGTGGCATTGCCACGTTTCAAGGCATTGCAGACGTCAGCCAGCTCAGCAGGCAGCTTGTCAATGATTCTATCCATGTCCACCTTGCGTTCGATCTGGTCGCGTGTATAGCTCTCGATGTCTCCACGGTTCTGGATCACAATCTGAGCGTCTGTCAGCTCTTTCCTGTCGACGTAATCTCCCTCCAGAGTCCGGACTGTTTCGTCGAAAGAGAAGTCTATCAGTCTGAAGTCCCTCTTCTTGGCGGTCAGCTGGTCAACAAGATTGCATACCTTGCTGGTCACCACTTTGTTTGTGAATGCCTCGATAGAGCCGCAGCTCGGGTTGAACTGCCGCAGACGCTGGTAGACAAATACCAGCACCTCTTGTTCCAGATCGTCGCGGTCGCTCTCTGGCAAGCCTAGCGTTCTCACGAGTTTGGCAACTCTGCCTCTGACATGCCCCCTGGCAAATCGGTCGTAGTTCGCATCAGTGTCCGGTGATCCCATCTTGTTCCTCCTCGACCGCGGAGAAGGTCGTTGAGGGTGTCACCCTGAACACACACGCCGGACACGAAAAAAGGCGGAGGCGTTGCGATATCGCCGGGGATGGTTGGAATCATCCCTGTCAAGGCGACACCCTCAACGACCTCCGCCTAGCGGTCAGTCATTCTCGGTGTAATTGGTATTAGGTTGTTCTGGGTCTAGCTGAGCGCTCTGTGCCTCACCATCAACTTGAACGGTAGACCATCGCGCACATCCAGATAATCTACGGTGCCGTGCTGCACCTGCTCAAATTGCTCGAACATGGTGCGGACCTGCGGCTTGTTCAGGAATTCTCTATCAGTTATCACCTCCCTGGGCTGCTCGACACCGGAGAGCTTGTACTCGGTGCATAGTTCCGTCTCGGAACCTAGTATCGGCTCACCATCGACCAACCGGAAATTCTCTATACGGCCGAAGCGCATCTCCTGGATAAGGCGGATGAGCGTGGACTCTGCATCTGTAATCATTCTTTCTGACTTGTTTGTCTGCAACTTGAGTGTCTGCCCGACCGTCATCCCGCGCTCCAAAAAAAGAGGCGAGCCCTCAAAACACATTCCCTGGAGTCCTCTTGTCGGGCTGCCGAGGGTTCTTCCCTCTGGTCAGATACGTGGACTCTGGAATGCCTTTTGACGGCTCGCCTGGGTTCTTCCCTTCGACGAGTGGTTACCTGGTTGTCACGCTAATTCTGCCGAGTTTCCTCCAGGCTCGGAGGCAGGAACGTCCTGCGCATAGATATGTTGACTATCGCGCTTTTCTTGACTTGCACCTCTACAGTGCCGTGCTCGGCTTCCCTGATCTTCGCAATCACTGCCATCTCATCGCGAGTGAGCTCGCAGGTCGTCTGTTTTTTACTTTCGTCCAAATAACTGCCTCCCTATCTCAAAGTAAGCTCTGTCCCCCGCCATTCGGGAGAGAAATCCAAATCCAGTTCGCGAGATGCCAGAACTACCAGGTGCCCGCTGAACTCGTAGCTCTTCCGCATGTAGACCCCGAATGCGGATGCCTGTTCTGTCTCGCCCGTCTCACGGATCAGGCCCAATTCGCCACCGGAGAGTCTGATCTTCTGCGCCTGCTTCGACACACTGCCGTTCAGGTCGGCCTCTGCCATTCTGCCAACAGCCAATTCAACGGCCTGAGTATACACGGCTGATCTAAGCCTTTCACTCGACTCAATATCTTGCAGGCCAATCCTTCCCCGACTCATGCACTCCTCTAAGGCTTCTATGAGTCGCATCTTGGCGAGCGGCTCATATCGCTCCCTCGGCATGAGCAGGCACCCGGCGAAATACTCTGCTTCTCGATACATGTATGGTTGCTCTGGGCCGTCCAGGAAACCACAGGCTCTATCTCTGCAATAGACGGCTCGTTCCCCCGTGCCAGCTTCGATTTCGTTTCCAAACGATAGGCTCCCCTGACTCGGTTCATTAGCAGGAGGCACATGCACCACGATATGTGCGCCTTCATGAGCAGCGTTCCACTCCAACCGCGCCCGATCCGCAGGATGGTCACTTACCACTACCAATTGGAGGTCAGGTCGGAGTACCGCTAACGCTCCAGGGGCTGCCCCGTGGCGTTGTGGATCGTCGTAGAGCAGCTCGTACTTCCAGAGATTCTCCACGAACTTGTCAACCGGTATCCAGGGCGTGTCTATCTTGCACACTCTGGACTCGTAGCGCATAATCTGTTCGGATGCCAGTCCCTCGATCTGAGGCAGTCGAACCCTTCGCCACCAGTCCTTTCCCGAATAGGGATTTCTCACTTGGACTTCCCTCCTTCGCGCTTGCCCTTAGGCTTCAAGCGCATGAATACCCTGGCAGACTCCGAGCACCTGAACTTCTGAAGCTGCTCCTCTGTAAGCCTCTGACCCGCGCTTTCGTGAGACTCGGTGGCAAGAGTCACCAATTCCTCCATTATCTCCTCCAGCTTCTTTGCGTCCTCGATCTCTAGGGCATCGACTAGCGCGAAAATGAAATGAATCTCGGGCGGTGGCCTCATCTCAAGCTCCATTTTGGACAACAGCGTAAAGTCCATCCCCGCCTTCGACGCCACCTCTCGAACGCTCATGTTCCGGTCTAGTCTGAGCTGTCGGAACCTTTTTCCAAAACCCATCGCTTACACCTTCCTTTGAGTCGACAATGTCTACAGTCATTATAAGCCTGTCCGTAGACATTGTCAACGCCAGCCTGAAGAATATTTCGCCTTGCCCCTCGCACGGTTGCAATGGGGACGGCAAATCACATCATAACGAACAAGTGTTCCCTGATCGGTGATCAGGCGTTAGGCACATTCCCCCATAGAAGTTGCCCGCCTTTTCGAGTTTACCTGTAAATACATAGTGTGGGGTGTTTGCACCGAGACCAGCGGAAAGGAGTGCCGATGAACGTGAATACAGCACTTGACTGGCTGACATTCGACGAACGAATGATCGAGGTGGCGGGGATTCTGGCCGCCGGAATACTACGCGGGAGGAAACGTGAGATGAACCGGATCAGGAAAGACCGCTCTTTCTCCGAACCAGGACTTGATGTTTTCGTCGAAAAGAGCGTTCATTGCACCAACAAACCGCTTCCGAATGGAGAGAGCCGATGAGCGCATCAAGGGTCGGGCTTGACCCGGAGTTCGCCAAGAGGCTCAACCTCTTCGAGAAGAAGCTTGCCGACCACGGCATCAAGGTCGTTCTGACCTGGGGCTACAGGTCCATCGAAAGCCAGAACGGATTGTATGCCAAGGGCCGTACCGCACCCGGAAGCGTTGTGACCAACGCGCGCGGCGGGTACAGTTGGCATAACTTCGGCCTCGCCGCCGACTACGCCTTCATAATCGACGGCAAGGTCACATGGAATGGTCCGTGGGATGCGTTCGGACGTATCGCCAGACAGTGCGGCCTGGAGTGGGGCGGTGACTGGAAGAAGTTCAGGGACCGACCGCACGTTCAGATGACCAGAGGCAAGACCCTGGCGCAGATGCGCACTGTCGCGAGAGGCAAGCGGTAGTTCCCATTCGGAGGCGCTATCTGGGGGTAATGAATGACGACAAGTACCAGAACCGGCGATTCGGTCTTGAAGCAGATCGCGGATCTCGACGGCCTGAGCCACGAGGAACTTTGCCAACTCTGGCGAACGCTCCACGGCAAGGAGCCAATGGCATGCAACCGGCCGTATCTCATCAAGCGCCTGGCCTACCGCATCCAGGAGATAGCCTACGGTGGCCTTTCCGACAGGGCGCGCACGACCATGGATGAAATCCTTGATGCCCAAGGCTTCGACGAAAACGGAGGTAGCCTCGATGGAAGGCGCACCGAGAGGAAGCGCAAGGTCGGTGTGCCGGTCGCGGGCACGCGGCTGGTGCGTGAGTGGAACGGCAGAACGTATGAGGTGACCGTGGTTTACGGCGGGTTCGAGTATGACGGACGACGCTACAAGTCACTCACCGCCATCGCCACAGCGATTACCGGCACTCACTGGAACGGCCGGGCCTTCTTCGGCCTGAAGGAATCGCACAAGAACAACGGCAGGTGCGGCCAATGACCAAGACACAGAGCACGACCACCCCGCGCGTTCGTTGTGCAATCTACACCAGGAAATCCACCGAGGAGGGTTTGGAGCAGGAGTTCAACAGCCTGGACGCCCAACGCGAAGCCGCCGAAGCGTTCATCATAAGCCAGCGGCACGAAGGTTGGGCCGTCATGCCGCAGCGCTACGACGACGGCGGCTTCTCGGGCGGAACGATGGATCGTCCGGCACTTGAACGACTGTTGGACGATGTGGAGAACCACCGAGTCGATTGCGTGGTCGTCTACAAGGTGGACCGACTCTCCCGGTCGCTCTTGGACTTCGCCAAGATCATCGAGGCGTTCGACCGGAACGGCGTGTCGTTTGTTAGCGTAACGCAGCAGTTTTCCACGACGACATCCATGGGCAGGCTCACGCTCAATATATTGCTGAGTTTCGCTCAGTTCGAGCGCGAGATCATCGGGGAACGTATCCGCGATAAGGTCGCGGCGGCGAAACGCAAGGGCAAGTTCACTGGCGGCACACCACCGCTCGGCTACGATGTGGACCCCGAAAAGACGCGCCTGGTCGTGAACCCCGAAGAGGCGAAGTTGGTGCGCCACATTTTCAAACGCTTCGCGGAGATCGGGTCCCCTCTGACCGTTGCGGAGGAACTCAACAGGAAGGGGGTGACCACCAAAGCCTGGATGACCAAGAAAGGCGTCTTCCGGCAGGGCAAGCCCTGGAACAAGACGCACATCTACCGCGTGCTGTACAACCGGACGTACCTCGGCGAGGTGATCCACAAGGACAAGACCTTCCCCGGAGAACACGAAGCGATTGTCACCATAGACCTATGGGAACGAGCGCATTCGGTTATCGAGAATAACAAGCGCCATCGCTCTCAGCACGTCCGCGCGAAAGCTCCCGCACTTCTGAAGGGCCTCATCCGATGCGGAGCGTGCGACACGGCAATGAGCCCCGTGTCCACCGGAACGGCCCACAGAAACTACCGCTACTACACATGCGGCAGGGCGTCCAAGACGGGGCACAGCAACTGCCCAGTCAAGTCGGTCCCCGCCGGAGACATGGAAGGAGCCGTCATCCAACAGCTTCGCGCGATGTTCAAGTCGCCTGAGATGATAGCCCAGACCTATCAGGCGACTCGGGGGCTTGAGGCCGAAGAGCTTGAGCGACTGCGTTCAGAGAGAACAGAACTGGAAGCACGGCTTGCCGAACTCAAGCAGGCCGCATCCCGGCTGTTGGACTCCGGCGCATCGGACAGCGAGACGACCGACGAGATACGCCGGACCAACGAGGAGTTCGTTGATACTCAACGCAGGTTCCGAGACATAGACGAAGAGATACATGGAATGCAGGCACGGCTTGTAAGCGAGCGCGACGTCGCGGAATCTCTGCGCAGGCTCGACCCGATCTGGGATGAACTCTTCCCCCTGGAGCAGTCGCGCATAGTCCAGTTGCTCGTCGAGCGCGTCACCGTAAACGTCGACGGCATGAACATCAGAATCCGCAGCAACGGATTGCACTCGCTGGTCAGCGAGGTACGGAACACGGCGGACCAACACGAAAGGAGTCACGTCGAATGATGACTGGAGTCACATTACAGAATGATGACAACGGCATAGTAGTCAACGTGCCGCTCACATTGAAGAAGCGAGGGGGCAGAAAGGAGGTGATTCTGCCGCAGGCGTTCGCGGCCGAAAGCCCCATGCGTCCTTCTCATCAGGAAGCACTCGTCATAGCCATTGCCCGGGCGCACAGGTGGCAGAAGCTTCTTGACGAGGGTAAGTTCGATTCGGTCTCGGACCTCGCGCGGGAGATAGGACTGGACGTCTCATTCGCCGCCAGGTTGCTACGGCTGACGCTTCTTGCGCCCGACATCATCGAAGCCGTACTGATAGGCAACGAGCCGAGTGGGTTGTCGCTGACGAAGCTGACGAAACAGTTGCCGGTAATGTGGGCCGACCAGCGCACGGAACTGGGGATGATCTGATCCATCGCATCACTTCGTTGTGGTTGGGTCTCGATTCCAGCGCGCGTAGTTCCCTCTGTTCTTCCCTCTATATGCAGCCGCTACTGACTCTTGCGAGCGACCTCCATCGCGGCATAACCCCAGACTCACTCTTCCGCGAAAAGAGACCTTGCGCGTCATCTGAACACATCCCCACGATTGCGTCTGGACCTGATGACTGTCCATGCGCTCGCGACGGTGTTGATGGCCGTGCAGTAACACTCGCTACTCCAGTCTTTTGAGCGCGGAATGGTTGCGAAATGTACCAAACCTGAGATCAAAACCTCCTTTGGACTTAAATGCAAAAGTCCAAAGGCAACAGAGAAAAGGGCGGCAAAGAGAGAAAACAGGGCCTCGATGTGTGTTTTTGGCCGGGAAGCCAGTCCAAAGGCCGGGCCTGTTGGAGATCGCTGGGACATCTCCACTGAGCACGAAATCCACGCGTAGAACGCCGAAAGCGCCGGATCACACATCACCGGCGCTTTCGTTAGAGAGAATCTTTGTACTCGGTTGTTTGGTGGAGGCGCCGGGACTCGAACCCGGGTCCAAAGAAGGGCCGACAATAGCGTCTACGACGCGTAGCCTGTAGTTTATATCTCGCTCGGAGGACCCCTACAGGCAGGGTTCCTCTCTGCCAGCTCGTCTGGTGTCCCCTTCCCGCTACGAGCGTTGCGGGAAGAGCAATCCGGCTGTCTTGACACCCGAATCCGGCCCCGCCGGAGTGGGCCAGGCGGATGCGCTGCTTACTTAAGCAGCGAGAGCGTAGCTAGTTGTGCCGTTTATAGGCTTGCCGCTTTTAACGAGGCCAGCGGCGCCTCGGCGCGCAGCTAAAGCCCGCCACTTCCCTGTCGACTCCGATCGCCCCCACGGCTCCAAAGTCATAGGTATATTACCACAAACCGCCGCCCAAAGCAAACAGGCAGACTGGCGGGGTGCATTCAGGATTTGTAGGTAGCAAAGAGAAGGAAGGCACGCCTCGCTGAGTAATCGTTGAGGTAGGAAACATAACGAAGAGCAGCGAGGAGTGCCAGGGATGTATTCTGCAGAGAGTCTAAG